TTTGAGAACCCGCGCGGGATCATCGACGGCCTGACGCAGACGTTCGCCCAGCAGATCGCCAACGTGCGGCTGGAGAGCGACATCCGGCTGGCGCAGATCCAGCATGGACCGGAGAAGTTCGGCCAAGCGTTCCAGGCCTTCCTGGAGCGGGTCGGATCCGGCCAGGACGCCCAGACCTACTTCCGTGTCATGAACGCCCAGAGCCCCGGCGACGAGATCGTCCGGTGGCACCAGGAGCGTAGCGTGTTCACGGAGACGGGCGGCGATCTGGAGGCCTACAAGCAGCGGCTCCGGCAGGAGTGGGAAGCGGAACGCGCGGCAGGAGGGCAGCAGCCCTCACCTCGCGCAGCGGCGGTGCAGGATGCGCCCCGCCAGCCTGATGGTCGATTTGCTCCCCGGCATGAGGTGCGTCTCCCGACGTCGACCGGCCGGCTGAATGGCAGCACACCCGCTGCGAACGATGGCGCGCTGGACGGCTCCGAGGAGGCGATCTTCGAGGACGCGCGCCCACGACGCAGATAGGAGTTCCTGGGCGCGCTCAACCCTGATGAGCGCAAACCATGGCTGTCACGCAAGTCCACATCAACAACCAGATCATCCGCTGGCGGCGGCAGATCTACCGCGAGTTCCGCAACGGCAACCCCTTCTCCCCGTACATGGGCGAAGGGCCGACCTCGATCATCCAGAACATCCGCGATCTCGCGGACGGCGGCGACATCGTCAACATCCCGATTGTCGGCGCGCTCGACGGTCCCGGCGTGTCGTCCGGGCCGCTGACCGGGAACGAAGAGAAGCTCGACGACTACGGCATGCGGCTGTGGGTCGACTGGTCGCGTAACGCGGTCCTGCTCACCCGCAAGCAGATGCGCAAGAGCGCCATCGAGCAGCTCGATCTCGTTCGGCCCCTGCTCACCGAATGGCAGCAGGGCCTGCTCCGCGACGAGCTGGTGCTCGCCTTCGCGGCGCTCCCGAGCGAGGCCCCGCCGATCAACTGGGGCAATGAGGCCACGGCCGGCGCGCGCGTGAACGGCATCCTCTACGACCTCGCGACCGACGCGCAGAAGGACAAGTGGCACGACGACAACGAGGACCGGATCGTCTACGGCAACGCCGTGGGCAACTTCGTTGCCGGCGATCATGCGGCCTCGCTCGCGATGATCGACGAGGCGACTGGCCGCTCGACGGCGGCGGGCCTGCTTCTCATGAAGCGCCGGGCGCGGGCCGCAAGCCCGAAGATCACGCCGTATCGCGACAACGAGAACCAGGGCCGCACCACCTGGGTCTATTTCGCGGGCTCCAACGAGTTCCGCGACCTCGCGGCCGACCCGGCCATCGTCCAGGCGAACCTGAACGCCCGGCCGCGCGAGGGGAACGGCGTCGACCGCAACCCGATCTTCCAGGATGGCGATCTCCTCTACCGGGGCGTCATCGTCCGGGAGGTGCCGGAGATCGACGAGTACCTGACGATCCCCGGAGCGGGCGCGGGCGGCATCGACGTGGTCCCTGGCTTCTTCTGCGGCCAGAACGCGGTCGCCCTGGCCTGGGGCCAGATGCCCAGGCCCACCGAGCGCCGCGAGGACGACTACGGCTTCCTCATCGGCCGGGGCGTCGAGAGCGTCTACGGCATCGGCAAGGTGTTCAAGAAGCAGGGAGAGGGCGCGACCGCCCCTCTCAAGCAGTGGGGCGTGCTGACGGCGTTCCACGCGAGCATCCCGGACGAATAGTCGTCCAGGACGAGCGGCGGGGGCCTAGCGCCCCCGTCATCCCATGAGGCCCCCAAGGAGTGAAGAACATGCCTCTACCGATCCGCCGCAAGCCCTGGCGCGGCTATCCCAGCGCAAACGTCATCCACGGCATCCGCCTCTACGTCAACATGGCTCCTCCGGCCCCGGAGAACCCCATGTTCGAGGCCAACATCAACGTGGCCATGACGGTCAACAAGCCGGTGCATGTGGGCACCATCCCGCGCGGCGCGCTCATCCTGCCTGTCCAGGCCGTGATCCCGGTCCTGTTCAACGGGACGACCCCCGCGCTCACCCTCGGCACGGACGACGACCCGGACGGGATCGCGACCGCTGCCCAGCTCGCCATCGGCACGGCCGGCTACAAGGCCAACCTTGCCGGCGGCGCTCTCCTCGGCCGTGCGACCGAGGACATCGAGGTGATGGCGACCCTCACGGGCACCGGCATCACCGCAGGCGAGGCCGACATCCTGGTCCCGTTCTACATCAACCAGGACTGATGAGACGGCAGGGGCCACCGGTCCCTGCCCGATCCCTATTGATCACGGAGGGCCACGATGGCCGATACCAGCAAGCCGGAAGAAGAGAAGGTCAACACGACGGTCACCTACAGGCCGGCGGGCGACCGCAAGCGTCCCGTCACGATCCAGGGCATCACCTTCGCGCCTGGGCAGGCGGTGAACCTGGAGGAGCTGATGCCGAAAGAGCGCGCCGAGCGGCTTGCCCGGCAGCTCAACCGCAACCGGTTCTTCCAGGAGGACCGCACCGAGCAGGACGAGTACGCCCAGCGGGTCGACGAGCAGAACCGCCGCGCTCGCGAGGCGACCAGGGACGCCATGGCGCGGCCCGGCCGGGCGCGCCCGCAGTTCCCGGCCGGGCTCGGCAACGAGGGCCAGGACCAGGAGGCCTACGTGAACCAGCAGCGCCAGAGCGCTGGCGTGGCCGAGGGCGGCGAGCCGCCGGAGGACTACAAGGCCCCCGAGACGGCGCGGCTTGAGACGCCTTCGCCCGAGCGCCAGCAGCAGCGCACGGCCACCAAGACGGCCACCAAGAAGGGCGAGGAGTAAGACCCATGGCGAGCAGGGCGGATCTGGTGCGCAAGATCCTGAAGGCGCTTGGCGTCTGGCAGGCGGGACAGGATCTCCCGCCCGAGGACTACAAGGCCGTCGACCAGGAGCTGCCCACCCGCCTGCTCGCCATGTCCAAGGCCGGGATCTACACGGCTACCGTGACCAACATCCCCGACGAGGCGGTCGACGCCATCGCGGATTATCTCGCGGAGCGCTACAGCAAGGACTTCGGCATCGTGGCCGGCGACGAGCTGGTGCAGCTCAAGACCGACGCGGCTCGCGCCGAGGGCGATCTGCGCTTCCTGAACACCATGCGGCCGACCTACGCGCGGAACCGGCCGGAGTATTTCTGACATGGCCGGAACCCCCATCCCGTTCCCGGTCACTGCCGTCCCCTCCCGCCTCCACACCGATCCTCCGACCGATGGCCGTGGCGATCTCCTGAACCTCCTGGCGGTCAAGCGCGGCGAGGAGGTGGTGTGGACCCAGGTGCCGGGCCTGCAGCGCTGGACGCCGGTTTCGGCGGATCCGTCTAGTCGGGTGCCGCGCGGCATGCGTGCGGTGGGGAACTACCTCATCACGGCATGGACGGACGAGGTCACGGCGATCTCGCCCAACGGCGTCGAGACGACGCTGACCGGCGCGGTGCTCGCGGGCGACGGACCCGTGACCATCGCGGCCAACCTGCGCACGATCCCGGAGATCGCCATCGTCACCGAGCTGGGCGCGTTCATCGCGAACCTCGACACCATGACGCTCTCGACCTATCCGCTCACCGACGTCTCGGCCGCCCAGGACGGCAGCGAGATGGTCGACAACCTGGGCGCGGTCAACAGCGTCGACTACTACGCCGGCTACTTCGTGTTCTCGCGGGCGAACGGCGACATCGTCGCCTCCGACCTGCAGAGCGCGATCATCCCGGACCTGTCGGAGGACAAGGCGCAGTATGCGGGCGACGCCCTGTTGCGGATCCTCAACAACGGTGACACGGTCCTGGCCTGCGGGACGGGCACGATCGAGGTCTGGCAGGACGTGGGCAAGAGCCCCTTCCCGCTGCAGCGCGCCACCGTGCTGCCGGTGGGGCTCGCGGGCAAGTGGGCCATCGCGGGCGGGCCGGGCGTGTGGGAGCGCGGCGTCCTGTTCGTGGCCTCCGACTTCACCGTGCGGATGCTCAACGGCTACCAGCCCGAGGTCGTGTCCAACTCGTCCGTCGAGGCGGATCTGGCCGGCTACCGCGACGCGCCGGACGAGATCCGCGCCTCGGTCTACATCGCGGAGGGGCAGGCGATCTTCTCGATCTCCACGCCGAGCTGGACCTGGGAGCTGA